AACTCGGGCTCACAATCGGTTGCTACACATATCCAGATGAGTGGATGGAGTGCGATGGTTCAAAAGAGATGGCTCCTGGTATAATGATCGGGCAGCAGAAGAGAAATACATTTGGTCTCAGCTATAGGACTAAGGTCGGTAACGACACAGACGGCGAGGATCACGGCTATAAGCTGCATCTTGTTTATGGATGCTCTGCATCACCGTCAGATCGTTCTTACACATCAACGAATGATAGCCCGGACGCTGTTGAGTTCTCATATGAGGTAACAACGACTCCGATCCAGGTGGATGGCTACAAGCCGATCTCTTCTGTAACAATCGATTCTACAAAGGCCGATCCGACACAGCTCGCAGCGCTCGAGGCGATTCTCTATGGCTCTGATACAGAGGAATCATCAGAGGCAAGACTGCCGCTTCCGACTGAGCTTGCAACGATCTTCAAGATCGCAGGCTAAGATTTCAAAATCAGCAGCTTTTTCTAGAAATTAGGAGAATGCATAACTCAGGGCTTGGTCTGATCGACTGGGCCCTGATTCTTATTAAAGAAAGGAGAAAACCAAAATGTTAGCAAAGAAAGTAAAGTATACAGACTACGATGGTGTCGAAAGAGAAGAGACACACTATTTTAACCTTACAAAGGCTGAATTGATGGAGTGGCTCGCTACAGATGGCGATTATACGCTTGACAAAGTTCTATTACAGTTGATGAAGAACCCAAACGGCCGCAAAATCATGGATGTATTTAAAGATTTATTACATAGATCATACGGCAGAAAGAGTCTTGACGGGCGCAGGTTTGAGAAGTCGGAAGAGATCTGGCTTGATTTCGCTGAGACTGAAGCATACAGTGAGATCTTTATGGAGCTTATAACCGATGCAGATAAAGCGATTGCATTCCTAAATGCAATTGTTCCTGAGAAACTTGCAGAGGAAGCAAGAGCATCTCTTAAAGAGAATCGCGATAAGCTTCCGGAAGAAATCAAAGACTATGTTCCTAAGGAATAAGAATATAAGACGTTTATAAAAGTCTTAAGATAAAGGAGGTCTGAGAATGCTTCAAGTAACAATACCAGAACAAGAACTTTGGTCAGAAGAGACTGAGCAGTTCATCTATATAAAAGAAACAAAACTTCAACTTGAACATTCTCTGATCTCGATATCGAAATGGGAGAGTAAGTATCACAAACCATTTCTTGATAAAAAAGAAAAAACAGCTAGAGAATTTATAGAATATATTAAATGTATGACACTCACACAAAATATAGATCCGATAGTATATGAACATATACCTGGAGACATTCTAAAAGAAATAACAGATTATATTCAGGATCCAATGACAGCTACAACATTTGGAAAAAACGCTAAGAAAGGGATGCCAAAGGCTCAAAATAAAGTAATAACATCTGAAGTCATCTATTATTGGATGTGCACTCTAAATGTTCCAGTTCAGTTTGAGAAATGGCATCTGAGTAGGCTCCTGACACTCATACGAGTAATAAATGAGGAGAATTCGCCTACCAAAATGAACAAGAAAGACATATACGCTCAGAACAAGTCGATTAACGCGATGAGGAGAGCCAAACACCATTCAAGGGGGTAATATTATGTTATACGTAATAGCTCCAACAGGAGCAGATATCATGCACTTCGGAAAAGGTCATGATGACAATCCCCCTGGAAGAGGATCAGGAAGATACCCTTGGGGATCAGGAAAAGAAGCTAAAGAAAAACTAAAACAATATAAAAGTAGCTACTCAACTATGAGAAAAAATTATAAAGCACAACAGCCATTTAATTTACCAGAATATAAAGAATACTACAAATCAATTGGTAATAAAAATCTTGATGATTTTATTAAACATGAAGTTAGCACGGTTGGAAATAAACTCATTGATGCTTATCAATATAAAACAATAAGTAGTTTAGTAACAAAAGGACTTATAGCTGGTACTGTTTATTATTATTATCGTAAAGATAATAAATTAAGTGCCAAATATATGGCAAATGCTGGAAATATACTTATAAAAGGTTTCAATACAAATTCTAAATGGATGATAAAAATGGCTATTGGATCTGCTGTAATAGATGCTGCAGTGTATGGAGTAAATAAAGTTAAAAATAATAGAAAGGAAAAAGAAAATGGCAATAATTATAGGATCAGCACGTCATGATGAGCATGGAAATTGCTATAAGAATGGATGTGCTGGAGATCAGTTACAGAAAAGCGACGTCATGGACATGGCTGGTGAGGTTTCAATGCAGCAGTTCTACGTACATTCAAAAGGCTGGTATGTACTGAGATTCAAAGAGGCAAAATATGCAGTATGTCTCGCAGCTCTTATCAAAGCAGCCTGCAACAATTCTCATATAGGGTATGACCAGAATCAAAATACAGGAATACTCAAGTATGGCATATATACAACCACAGATACCGAGTGTGATTGCGGGACCCTTATGAGAGAAGGGATAAAAGAGGCATCCGGAACTGATGTTGGAGTGTTCAACACAGCAACAGAGAAATCGGTTCTGTCAAAATCAGGTTTATTCGAGGATCCGATAGCATATACAAGTACAACAAAGCTGTACAATGGAGATATTCTCGTTACAAAGACAAAAGGACATACAGCAGCTATAGTAGAGGGCGCTAATAGCAGAAGAACCGAGATCAAAAAGAAGCTTGCGGTTGCATCAGGGAACCCGGTCATCAAGAAGGGATCAAAAGGTATTCAAGTTAAATACCTGCAGCAGGATCTTAACTATCTCGGTTATACAGATTCAAACAAAAAGGCTCTTTCTGTTGACGGTGACTGCGGTGATAAGACAATTTATGCTCTTATTTCTTTTCAGAATGCAAATAGTCTTAAAGCTGACGGACAGTACGGTCCAAAATCAGAAGAGGTTATGAATAAGAAGATCGTATAGACCGATCAAACTGGAGGTTATCAGATGAGCAAGTCAATGAAAGTTATTGATATCATACAAAAGGGTGATTTTAGGAAAACTGAAAAGTTTTTAAAGAAATCTCTTGGAAATAATTATATGAACATTCTAGAAAAATATGCAAAATATGGTGTTCAAGCTTTATCTGATAACACCCCAGTTAATACAGGTTTAACAGCTTCATCATGGTCATATGAAATAGTACAAGAAAAAGGAAGTATCTCTATAATATGGAAAAATTCGAATCTGAACAAGGGCGTTAATATCGCCATATTGCTTCAGTATGGTCATGCAACAAGAAATGGCGGATATGTTCAAGGACGAGATTATATAAACCCAGCATTGCAACCAATATTTGATAAAATGGCAGATGCCGCATGGAAAGAGGTGACTAGTATATGAGTTCAGTAATTGACGAACGTGTTGTTGAGATGCGATTCGACAATGATCAGTTTGAAAAAGGCGCAAAAGAAAGTATAACAACACTTGAATATCTAAAAAAGTCACTAAATTTAGAAGCTGCTTCTGAATCATTAGGAATATTATCAGATGCTGTTGATGATGTAGACTTGTCTGCATTAGCTGCTGGAGTTCAAAGTCTCCAAGATAGATTTTCAACGCTTGGGATAGTATCTATGCGAGTAATTGAAAATATTACTGACGCTATGATGAATACAGTTTCAAATGCTGTAAGCTATGCTAGTGATGCTATAATAAGCGGTGGTTTAAAGAGAGCTCAAAATATTGAGAACGCCCATTTCCAATTACAAGCACTATTAAAAGATGAAACAGCAGTTCAGGCAGTTATGAATGATGCTATGGACTCTGTTACTGATACAGCATATGCTTATGATGAAGCCGCTAAAGCCGCATCTTCTTTAACTTCTTCTGGAGTTGAAGCCGGGGAGGCAATGCAAACAGCATTACGAGGTATTGTTGGCGTAACAGCGATGACTAACAGTGACTATGAAAGTATATCAAACATATTTACAACAGTTGCTGGTAATGGTCGTCTTTTAGGTGAACAATTGCTTCAGTTATCATCAAGAGGACTAAATGCGGCTGCTACTATCGCACAATATTATCAAGAAGTTCAAGGACAAAGTGATATAACAGAAGCAAAAGTAAGAGAAATGGTTTCTAATAGTGAGATCAGTTTTGAGACTTTTGCAGCTGCAATGAATTGGGCATTTGGAGATCAGGCGTTTAGAGCAAATGAAACATTCAACGGAATACTTTCAAATATAAATGCAGCATTTGCTAAAATAGGTGCTGGTTTCTTTTCGCCACTTATCGAGCAGAACAGTGATCTTATCTTAATGCTTAATAGTGTTAAAGACAAAATAAATGAAGTAAAGACTGCCGTAGTATTTGATGAATTATCGAGTGCTATTGATGGAATACAGGAAAAAACATGGTTTACAGAAGATTCAATAACCAGTTTATTCTCTACAATAAAAGAAAATGGAGCAGTTGCAACTGCTGATCTTCAAACATTTAGTGAGGGCGGAGTCAGTGCAAT